TGCCATACAGCGCCTGCGGCTACAATGCAGGTGTCCAGCGGGGCGGCATATTCTTCATTGGGGCATTGGTCTGCCAGCGGCAGATCCGCTTTTTGCATTCTTGTCATAATCACGCTGTCGTCCTCTGCCAAGTCAGCAACCATGCGCAGCATCCCCGGCGTGTATTCCGGGTGGCCGTACAGGATGTACCCACAGCTGCCGTTGCTGAGCATTTGCACACCGTCTGGCAGGTCGTATAAAAAATAAGTCTTGCTTCGCTTGCAAATGGATAACATTTTCTTAAAGTTCATCTGTCTGTCTCCTTTACGCTTATGCCGTGTATAAACAGCATAAGTTTTCGTTTGATGATATATTCCTTTGTTTTGGCACCCTTGGTGTCCTCCACCACCCACTTCCAGGTGCCGTCCGGCTGGCAGACCTCATATACAAAGTCCGCTTTATAAATCACCGGGCGCTCTTTTCGGTATTCGCCGACCCCTGC